ATCTCACAGCTCGTCTCGCAGCCCATCTCACAGCTCGTCTCGCAGACACTCTCACAGCCAGTCTCGCAGCCCATCTCACAGCTCGTCTCGCAGCCCGTCTCGCAGCTCGTCTCGCAGCCCATCTCACAGCTCGTCTCGCAGCCTCCCGTCTGGCACCCGCCCGTCTGACAAGAGACGGTCTGGCAGGACGTGAGCTCACAGCCGATCTGACAATCGGTCGTGCAGCCGATCTCGCAGCCAGTCAGACAGCCCGCTGTGGCCTGACAGGAGGTCTGACAGAGGGTCTGGCATGGACCTTGGCAGGTGGTCTCGCAGAAGTCGCAGGCCTCATCGCCCGTCTGGCAGACGGTCGTGCATCGGACCGTGCAGCCCGTCGCGCAGGCGTCCTGACAGCCTCCCGTGCAGTCGTTCTCACAGCCAGTGATCTCGCAGCCGGTGATGCAGCCAGCCGTGCAGCCGTAGGCGCAGTAGTTGGTGCATCCCCCGGTCGTGCAGCCTCCCACGGTGCAGCCAGCGGTCGTGCAGCCCCCTGAGACGCAGCTACCTGAGGTGCAGGAGCCCTGTGTGCAAGCCGACGTGCAGGAGCCCTCGGTGCATTGATTCGTGCAGCCTGAGCTCTGGCAGCTCACGGCCTCACAGAAGGGGCAGGAGGTCTCGTCAGCGGCGACGGTGCAGCCCCCGGTCTGGCATCCCCCGGTCTGGCACCCTGTCTGGCAGGATCGGCCCTCACAGCCGGTCTCACAGCCAGCCTGACAGGCAGTCGTGCAGTCCTCCGTGCAGCCCGAGGTGCAGGAGCCCTCGCAGCCCACCTGACAGCCACCCCCGAGCTGGCAACCTGCCGTGCAGTTGAGCTCACAGCCGTTGACGCACACGAGCTCACAGAGACCCTGACAGTCGGTCTCACAGGCATACTCGCAGGCACTCTCACAGCCAGTCTGGCAGACCCACTCACAGGCCGTCTCACAGCCCGTCTCGCAGCCCATCTCACAGGTCGTGGAGCATCCGGCCCATCGGGGAAGCTCCAGCTCCAGCTCGACGATGTCGGGCTCAGGGGGGTCCCCAGCCCCTAGAATCCGGCGCTGGCTCCGGATCAGGGCAGGCTGGTCAGCAGTAAAGAAGGTCGTCCAGTCGAGCGCCAGCGTGTCCTGCCTCTCCAACTCCATGATGTCGAGGTGGGCCTGCAGCTTGACGATCTCACGAGGGAAGGCCAGACGCTGCAGCCAGAAAGCCATCACAGCCGCTACCGGACGCCTGCTCTGGTAGCACCAGAAGCTGATCCTCGCAGCCCGCCTACCATAGGTGGTCTGTGAGGTCGTCTCGACGCCCTTGAGCTGCTTGGGCCTCCGATCCTTCTCGATCCCGGCCTCCTCCCACGTCGCCAGAATCTCGTTGGTGACCTTGTCCCGGTCGCTCTCCTCGATGTCGAGCTCGTCTTCGGTGATCTGACTGTTGTCCAGCGTGTACCCTGACGCCGTGATCTTGTTGCGGAGGACGCACCACCGGACCTTGTCACGGCTCCAGTCGAGCACAGAGCGGGCTTGGAAGGCCAGCTCAGCAAAGAACTCGGCAGGATCGACCTCCTTCGTGATGGCGAAGCCCATCTTGAGGGCTGCCAGCTCGGTGTCTGCCGCGTCGAAGGAGGGCACGTCGATGTCAGCCGCCGTCAGCGCCAGATCGCGTGTCATCACGGCGTAGACGATCTGGGCCGGGAGGTTGATAGGCACACCTCCCCCGTCATCGGGCAGGGACGAGCACCCCGTCAGGCTCACGTAGAGATGGTCGTCCTTGGCGTTCGGCATGATGTTCATCAGAGGCCGGTTGAGCGTAATCGTCGTCAGCGTTCGGCCCGAGATCGCCGTCGTGTTGGCCAGATCGACCGTGTAGGCCGTCCTCGGTATCTCGATCCAGCCCTCCTGCTCGGCGACGGTGACTCCCGTCACGATCAGGTGATTATCGTTGCAGGTGCCCTCCTCACGGGCTGTGCCATCCCCTGATGTGGTCCCCCAGACCATGACCCTCTCGACCTGCACAGAGGCCATGTCATTGGCCACGTAGACGTATTCCTCGTCGTTGAGGAGCCAGTAGACGGCTGCCCCCGCGTCATGGAAGTCGGCGACCGAGACGAGGTCGTAGTCATCCCCTGAGGCCGGAACATACCAGTCAGACGCCGTGTCGTCCCAGATACGAGGCCGGAACCAGAGGACGTTGTTCGCCGCGTCGAAGCCTCGGACCGTCGAGAGGTGCTTCTCGCCGTTCAGGAAGAAGCGGACCTTGCAGCCGTTGTAGCTGTAGGGATTGCCCCCTAGCTTGTCGTCGATGAGCTGGTAGGGGCTGGCAGACGCTGAAGTCGTCTTCGAGGACCAGAACACCCGCCCTCTCTGAACGATGGTGAACTTGCGCCCGTTGAAGTAGCCGAGGATGTGCTCTTGGTCGATGAGAACCCAGATGTTCGTGTTCTGGGGGAAATCGCTGCTGTCCTCGACGTAGAAGGAGCCCACAGAGCCCTCCACGAGCCCCGAATACTTCAGCTCCATGGTCAGGGTAGTCTTGGCCCCATACTTCAGGCTGACGGCCTTGACCCGCTCGACACGACCGTAGACCCGAGGGAGCACCCTGCCCTCATCTGACGGGTCCAGATACTCGTAGTCGTCACGGCTCACGCTGAAGGTCAGGGGGTCCGACCAGAGGGTGCTCACGTCGGTTACGTCGAGCCGTAGAACGGCCTCCCGTTCGTCCCAACGGATCGGGACTGAGACCGTTCCCCTCAGGATCGGCACGATGCTGCTGGCCCCAGTCCCCTCGAACCACTGATGGACCTTCACCGTGCATCGCTGGACCTCCTCAGTCCTGATCTTGCCGAGGAGGTCCTTGTCGGGGTCCAGCAGCTCAACCTGGATGTCACCCACGCCACCCGACCGCTGTGAGCCCCTGAGGTCCACCCGGCCCCACGATCTCACCCGTCCCTCGGCGTCTACGGGGTCCCCACCTGCTATCGTGAGCTCACGGTCAGCATACCACTTCGTTCCGATGGCCCCGCCCCAACGAACCTCCAGCAGGTTGGCAGGGATGGCCCCCTCAGTCTTGACCTTCTCGGCATTGGTCTCGGCGCTCAGGATTATCATGCCGCTGCCGTCACCTCCAGCTCAACGCTGACCGACCAGACCGGCTCCTCACGGGTTGTCGTCGGGTAGGCTGTGCCCGTAGCCCCATCCACTTGGAAGGTGCCCGCTGAGGCCACCTGATCGTCGAGCTGGGTCCACTTGAGCGTGTCATGCAGGAATCGAGCGGTCCACGAGTTGCCCTCGTGATCCGTGAGCGTGAAGGTGTAGGTCATCCCCTCGGCGCTGTTGTCGAAGAAGTCCTGCAGAGCATCCTTCTCAGCGTCCCTGAGGGCAACGAAGTCGGCCTCCAGAACGATCCTCGCCGTGCCCTTGGAGTAGACGTAGGGCGTCCCGTCAGCCGCCCGGCTCAGGGCCTGACGTGCGGTCCTATTCTCACGGTTGGACCGCTGGGGGTTCTGGATGTTGCAGGTCGTGCCGCCCTTCACGAAGCTCCAGCTCATCAGGCAGCCTCCTGCCCCTTGCCGCCCATCTTCTGCTTCCACCACCTGTCGAGCTGCTGGAGCACGTAGGGCATGACCTTGTCACGGACTGTCTCACGGGTGATGTCACCCTCGACCTTGATGTCGAAACTCGCAGCCCCACCTCCAGCCGCCCCAGCAGCCCCAGCCTTGGGCTCAGGAGCCCCCTGCTCGGTCGTCGGACCCTCGGGCTCGGCCTTCTCCTGCGTCTCAGGAGCCGTGGGGGCTGGCATCGTCTGGTCGGAGCCCTCCAATGCCGTGCCCACCTGTGAGGCCAGCTCAAGGGTCCTACGGAGATTCTCCTCGGCAGTCCCCGTGTTGATGTTGAGGTCGTATTCCCGCTGGACGAGAGCAGCGAACTCCTCATACATCGTCTTCACGTTCTCTAGCTGCTGCTTCCGGGCCTCCATGAGCCCTTCTTCAGCCGTCGTCTGCTGCTGGATCGTTTCGAGGATGAACTGCTGGGCAGCCTGCGTCCCACCCATGTCGCCCATCTGCTCGTAGTAGTCCATCGCCTTCTCAGCCAGATCGAGGGCGTCGTCGAAGTCACCCGCCTCTCGGGCACTCCTCGCGGTCCCTGCGATCTGCTGAGCGAACATCCGCTTCTCAGCCTCAGCCTGCTGCCTGATGGCGTCTGCCCGTCTCTTGTAGCCCGCCTCGATGGCCCCAGCCCGGCCCTCGATGCTCTGTCGCCTCTGCTCCTCCTGCAGATACTTGCGCCGCTGCTCAGGAGACATGCCCCGGAGCCTGTGCTCCCTCTCAGCCTGTGCTCTGAAGGCGTCTGCAGCCCTACGGCCCTGCTCCTCCAGACCACTGGCAGCCTCGGACATCTGCGACTGACGGAACCCAAAAGCCTTCTCGGCGAAGCCCCGCTCAGCCTCTATCGTCGCCTTCTTGAGGTCCCTGATCTTGTTCTCGTGGTCCTCGACAGCCCGCTCGACCTCACGCAGGAGGTCCTTGCAGACGCTGGCTGCCCGCCGCTTCTCCTCGATCTCCTCCTTGACCCGCTCCTTGACCTCACGGACCTGCGTCTTGTAGCTCTCAGCCGTGTCGGCCTCGATCTCAGCGTAGTAACGCTTGAAGGCCTCAGACTGCTCATCGAGGGTCTTCTCGACCTCAAGCTGAGCCTCCCTGAGGAGCTGACGCTCCTTCTCAGCCTCCTCCTCAGCGAGAAGACGGGCCTCCTCCGCAGCCATCTCCTCCCGCCTCTTTTCCTCCTTCATGGCTGCCAGCCTGGCCATCGAGCGACGATTCGCCTCGTTGATCCAGCGGGCATACTGGCCCTCCTCAGTCCCAGCCTTAGCCTTCCAAGCTTCTCCCAGATTGGCCCAGAAACCCTTGACATGCTCGTTAGCCAAGTCCTCGTCGCCGAGGGTCAACGACGTACCCATCGCGGCAATGGCGTGGAGGTTGGCCTTGACCGTGAGATCCATCGAACGGAGGAAGCCTACGAGCTTCTCGCCGGACATCTGCGCCCTCTGATTGGCCGCTTCCATCTCAGCGATCATCTCGGGGTAGGCCTCCCGGAGAATCTCCAGCTCCTTGCGGGACAGCTCCAGAGAGGTCGTCCAGTCTTGGAAGCCCTTCGTGAGCCCCGACAGGAACCCCTTGGCCTTCGGGCTCTCGGAGACGATCCGGCCCATCTCCTCCCTCAGACCCTTCCATGAGCCCGACAGCTTGCGGATCACGTTGACCCACGAGCCGCCTGTGCGGGCGAGGTCACCCTGAGCGTCCTTCGTGGACTGCATGATGATGTTGATCCGGGCCTGCACCTTCTCTTGGGCTGTGAGCTCGTCATAGCTCTTTTCCAGCCCCATGTTCCATGCCTCCTGCGTGATCTTGTTCTCGTCGATCACGATGCCGTATTTCAGGAGAGCACGGTGCATCCCGACGATGCCCGAGGTGATGGCCGACATCGCCTCCTCGGGAGCCTGATCCTTGAAGGACCCGAGGTCGACGGCCAACTGAGCGATCTCACGGCTCGTCCCGGCAGCCTCCCCCCTCATATAGCCGAGGGGAACGAGGGTGTCCTGTATCTGGGCCAGCCAGTCCTCCCACTGGCTCCGAGCATAGCCCAGCGAGGTCATGTGGTCGGTGATCCAGAGGTCGGTCTCGGCGGTCCACGCCCGGAAGGTCGACGTGAAGCGGTTGCGGGTCTCCTCGGCCTTGCCAGCAGCGTCTGCCGTAGCCTTGACGGCCATGAACATGGCCCGGCCCAGAGCGATGGCTGCAGCGGCCACCGCCATCAGGGCCAGCTTCGACTGAGCGAAGGCAGCAGCGGACTCCTTGCCCGCCCGCTTAGACTCCCTCCGGACCTCGTTCATGCCCTGCTTGAACTTCCGCACGTCGGCAGAGACGAGAGCCCTGAGCTCAGATGCTACAGTCGCCATCCACGAGCCTCCTCACGCTGCCTCACCACTTCGTAAGCCAAGAACAGGTGCTGCTCGTCTTCGGGCAGCCTCTTGAAGTCCTCAGGCCCTGAGAACTTACGGGGCCACCTCTCCGTCGCCCTCCACGTCAGATACAGCATCGTTATCTCCGGATGCTCCTTCGTGCTCGATAACGGAACGAAAGAGCTCCTCGAAGCGTTCCAGCCTTTCGGGATCAATCCCGCTCAGAGCATTGGAGCACCGGATGATGTCGCCGACTGCTCCCCAGCCAAAGGCCTCTGTGAGCTCCTTCTCCAGCGCCTCGGCGTAGTCCTCATAGTCCTTGGGGAGGTCGTAGTTCTCGGGGTCTGTGTCCCACGAGATGTCCTCGTCGGCACTGAGAGCCTCCCTGACCATCATCACGGTCTGGAGGCGGTTCACCCTACGCAGCCGGGCCTGATAGTCCGGGTCTGCATAGTCGTAGGACGGGATCGGCCTGTTGAGGTCGTCGTAGACGATCTTGCGCCGCTTGTCGCGGACGAAGTCGTCGAACGGGACGGGCGGCTCGGGCAGGATGTCGTCGAGCCAGTCCGTGAAGCCATAGGGCAGCGCCTGCACGAGGACCACGACCGACTTGCCCGAGGCCGTGATCCCGACCGGCAGGTGCTGCGTCTTGCGAACAAGAGCCTCGCCCTTGACCTTCATGCTCTCCTCCTCAAAGAGATCGTGGGCTCAGCGGCGTCTCCTGCGTCTCGTCCTCGCAGCCTTCCGGGCTCCCCGCTTTCGAGCAGCCCGCTGCTTACGCCACATCTTCGAGCCCTTCTTGTAACGCTTGTTCAGCCCATGACACATGAGGCACCTCCCTCAACGTCTTAGACCTTGCTGAACGACGGGGCCGTCTCCCAATCGACGAACGTGAAGCGGAGAGTGTTGTATTCGTCTCCCTCCGAGAACTCCACGCTCTCCGCGTGGAGGTAGGCGAACTCGATGAGCTCGTCACTGTTCGCCGTGATCGGGTCTGCGACGGTGACCTCCATCTCTACGCAGTAGACCTCGTTGCCACCACTGGCAGCCGCGAGGGTCCCGGTGTAACCGGCAGCCGTACCAACCTGCATCAGGAACTCGTAGGGCGTGGCATCTGCGTCACCCGCCTGCTTGATGAACTCCCGGAACTTCAGAGTCATCGAGCCTTCCACAGGGGCCTCGTCCCCCGCCCTGGCGTGCGAGAGAGCCCCACGGTCCATAATGCGACGGATGGGGTCCTGAATCGTGAAGCTCAGGTCCCCCTCCTCGCAGGCCAACGTGATGCTCTGGGCACCACCACTGGTCTTCAGGACGATGGTCGCATCCCGAAGGTTCTTCGTGATCGAGGCCATTCAGAGGCCCTCCTTTCCTACTCGGCTGAGGTCTCACAGCCCGTCTGGCAGGCCGTCTGGCAGGACGCCTCACAGGCGGTCTCGCAGCTCGTCTTGACCACGGTCGGCGTCGTGATCCACGCAACGAAGGTGAACCGGAGCGTGTCATACTCGTCACCCTCAGAGAACTCGATGTTCTCAGCGTGGAGCTTCGTGAGGGTAATCATCTCGTTGTCGTTGGCCGTGATCGCGTCGTTGATCGTGATGTCCATGTCGACGCAGTAGACCTCGTCCCCGCCTGAAGCCGAGGCCAACGTCGTGAGCCACGCTGCCGCCTGATCGACCTTCTGGATGGCAGCATAGGGCGTCACAGCCGCTGCCTGATCGTAGAACTCCCGGAACTTCAGGGTCATGGACCCCTCGATGGGCTGCTCATCACCCGCCCTCAGGTGGGCCAGAGCGCCCCTGTCCATGATCCTGCGGACCGCATCCTGCACCGAGAAGGACAGGTCGCCCTCCTCACAGGCCAGAATCACCTTGTTGGGCGGGCTGCTACCGTCCTTGATGACGACCGACGCATCCCGCAGATTCTTCGTTACTGAGGCCATCACTCACCTCCGGTTTCGCAGCCCGTCTGGCAGGCCGTCTGACAAGTGCCCTCGCAGCTCGTGCCGCACGGGTTCTCGACGATTATGGGGAAGCGGACGACATAGCCTCTCACGCCCTCTACCTCCCCGACCATGTTCAGCTCGCCCTCCAAGCACCTGACGATCCGGGCGTCAGCCGTCTGGATCGCTACGTTCTCGAACAGCGTCGTGAGCTCGTCAGCAAGCTCATCCGGCCTGTAGGCGTTCGTGCCGCCTTCCCTTACAAACACCCGGACCTGCAACTCTGTCGCCGTCCGTTGCCACGAGGGGCGCTGAGGCTCCTGTGTAACCCCTACCACGTCGGGCTCGATCCACTCCTGATCGTCCTGTGTGTCAGCCCCTACACCCGGCCAGACGATGTTCGTGGTCGACCAGTTGTCGTTGAGCCGACCAAAGAGCGCCGCTCTGGCATCCTCGATGGAGATCACTTCAGGAAGGCCTCTATCTTGCCCTTGAGCTCACCCAGCACGTTGCCGATGTGGTCCAGCTTCTCGCCGGTCTGCCGGATGTGATCCTTGAGGTCCTGAGACGTGTCGTAGAGCCACGTCCGACGCTCAGCACAGTTGTTCTCCCGAGCATCGAGCATCGTGTATATCTTGGCCAAGTCCCGCTGACAGCGAATGATCGACACGGCCACCCAGCCCCAAAAGCTGAGGATGATGCCACCCACGACGATCTGGCCTATGGTCAGCAGCACCTTTGCCAACTCGCTCATTCACTGCTCCTTGGAGGAGTCACAGCCACCTTCAGACGGCGGTTCATCTCACGCTTGAGCTCCCTCAGGCTGATACGCAACATGCCCTGAGGTGCGATCTTCGACCAGCCAAACTCCAGCATCACGATGTAGGGCACTGCGTTGACAACCCATGCTCGTGGCTGGTCCCCTGTGTAGTCCTCCCCCTCCAAGTGCCATCCGGCTCTCGCAGTTCCTCCGACGTAGCCCTGAGGCACCTTGTCCTGCCAGTAGGGAGACCATCTGGCGGGGTCCCCTACCGGCGTCCGCGCACGACATCGCGCCAGCAGCCACATGGCCATCTGACGCACGACAGAGGCGACCTTCGTGGGCGTGAGAGCCGCAAACCGCTGCACCGTGCGGTTCCACTGCTTCATGTCCCACTCCAGCAGCCCTGCACGAGCTGCCTGCACCATGGACCGGGGAGGAGCTCCCTGAGCGTAGAAGCCCTGAGCCCCCGTCCACTGACGGGCAAATCGGTCGACTTCCTTGTAGTCGGCACTCGTGACGTTGAAGAAGCTGTTCATCCACTCGCCTGTGGCCTCATCACGACACGATACAGGGCATCCCGGTCGATCAGCTCCCAATCGACCACGGTATACGTCACGGAGCCCACGACGAGAACGTCCTCATCCCCCGGCTCAATGCCGAGCTCATCAGCTCTGATGAGGAACGTCACGTCGCTGGCCTCGAAGTTCAGCACCTGCAGGTTGCCACCCTTGGACCGGCTCCTCTCGATCTGAGAGACCTTCAGGGGGCGCTTGACGACGTTGACGCTGACCTCGTTCCACGTAGGGGTGGCTGTGCCGGACGCTGGCGCGAAGCTGGCGGCAGTGCGCTGCTTCCACGTCCCAGCGGTCTCGAAGTCGTCAAAGATCGTGTTTTCGAGGTCAGCGTCAAAGTCGATCTGGCTACTCATCGGCGAACTCAATCACGCTGAAGGCCACGAAGGGCTCCTGAGACAGCTCCCTCTTGAGCTGAGTCCGATACTCCATCAGAGCCTTCAGGAGCGCCGTGTATTCCATCCTCACGCCGTCTACCTGATACGTCGGCTTGGGGTTGGCCGTGATCGACTGGATGAGCGTGTTGATCCGGTCGATCTCAGTCTCAAGCTCAGTCTCTGTGAGGGGCATCCGTGACTCCTATGAGAAGGGCTGGCCCCCCCTGCACGGTCAGGCCAGCCCTACCTTCACGGCTCACGCGGCGGTTACCCCGGCTGCAGGGCTTACGCCGTGTTCTTGTAGTTGTAGCGATGGTCCCGGCAGTGGGCCGTGCCCCACTCACGGAACTTGAACTGCTCGACGATGTCCTTCGTCCAGCCGTCCTCGGTCTCTCGCCGACGCCTGAAGCTCTGGAACGGCCAGTGCTCCCGGTAGAGGAACGCCCGCTTCGGAGCGCCCAGATACCATGCCGTCCCCGAGTAGCCGTCCACGAGCGGACTCGACACGAGCCTCGGGGTGGCCCCCACGAGACTCGACACGAGGTTCGGGCCGTTGGTCTGGATGAGGCTGCCAGCGCCCGACGTGGCCGAGGTCTGCCTGATCTCGGTCGCACCGATGATCCGCAGGGCAGTCGCACGGAGAGCCCACGGAACGACGATGGTGTTGACCGGGACGATGATCTTCTTGCCTTCAGGGCTCGTCTGAGCGGCCATGGTCTGCATACAGGCGTCGATGTCCGTCCAGTCGACGAGCCCGTTGCCGGTCGTCAGGTTGCTGTTGTCGGCGTGGTAGATCGTCGTCGCCGTGCCATCGGGGTAGTAGTTGTTCGTCGTGCCCGTGAAGACGTTGAGCATCCGCGTCTCGCGGTCCAGACGAATGAACTCCCCGATGCCCGAGGCGCGGTCCAGCAAGACGCCCGTCTCGTCGAAGAAGATGGACTCCTCCGTGATGCTCAGGAGGACACCCCGCTTCTTCCCCGACGTGAAGCTGACGTAACGGTCCCGCAGCCCGCTCTCCGGATACGGCTCGGCCTCGTTCACCTCATCGGTCTCGTCCTGCAGGACGAAGCCGGGGGTCCGTTCCGTGCGCTGCCTCGAAGGCCGCACGGTGAACAGGGAGTCGCCGATGTAGCCCACCATGTTGTAGGCTTCGAGGACCTGCCCTGTCAGGACCTGTCCCGTGATGTCGGCGAACGCCGTCGAGTCCACGGCGGCTTCGCTCATCTGCACGAAGCCCTCGGCCCTCTGGGCGAACTCCAGCGTTTGCCCACACGGGCCGACGAGGCTTTCCCAGAGCTCCTTGATGCTGAAGTCGCTCGGCTTGACTTCACCCGAGGCCAACAGCGTCTTGAGCTTGTTGCAGACGGGGCCGACGCCTTCGGACTCGACGAGCTGTTTGAGAGCAACGCCGTTCATGTCGGCTCCTTACGCCCTGAGGGCTCTGATACGAACGTGGTCCACGTCGAGGTTGTTCGTCGTGGCCCCACCGCTCTTGTTGATCCAGAAGGCCGGTTGCAGGCCCGCCGTGTAGTTCGACAGGTCGAACGTCGTGCCCGACAGGACGCGGGCGTAAGCCCCGTTCCCTGCCGCGTCGAGGTAGAACTTCACGCTCGACGTGTCGGAGAAGTCGATCAGCAGGGAGCACCATACGTCGTTCCCCAGATCGACCGTGGAGTCCTCGTCGTCGTTCCGGTTAGTGCCGTCGTCGGACTCGCAGTCGATGTTGGTGTCGCCATCGACGCTGATCCACGCACCCTCCGTCAGGGCTGCAGGAGCCCCGATCTCGGAGATCATCCCGATCACGACCTCCTGCACAGCAGCGACGGTCGGAGCCCGGAACCGGCACTCGAACGTCAGCAGGTAGTCGATGTCGAACTGGAGGGTGTCCCCCATGTAGAGGCCGACCGACTGGTCCTCGTCCTGCGAGTCGTGCTTCGCCTCGATGGCGTGGACGCCCTCGTCGGCGCTCGGGATGAGGGTAGGCGTTCCGGCTGCGCTGGAGTCATAGACCGTCCAGCCTGCCGGGGGAGCCGACAGCGTCCAGCCACTGCCGATGAAGTCGCAGAAGAACTCCACGACCTCCAGCCCCACACCCTGATCGCTCAGGGTGGCCATGGCCAGCCCCGCGTTCCCGTCGACGCGGACCTTGACTGCCGTGACAGCCGAAGCCTCGGTCTCCTCAACGACGCCGATGGCCGCACCGCTGTCGGTGACCGCGATCACCTGCTGCGGCGTCAGGGCATCCGGCGTAGCGTTGTCATCCGGCCCGATGAGGTCGCCGACCTTGAAGGTGGCACTCGCACAGACGTAGTCGAAAACGCCGCCTGTCGCCACACGGACCCTCACCGTGTCCCCCGCAGCCGAGGCGCTCTGAGCCACGCCGACGAACAGCATGGCGAAGTGCGCCTGCGTGGAGAGCAGGGAGCTCCGGTAGGTGAAGTCATCAGCCGCCTTGACCTGCTTCGTGGACGGGTCAAGCCAGCAGAGGTCGCCGATCTCGATGACCGATGCCGAAGCGACCGGCAGCAGTATCTCGCGGGCGTCCTCCTTACGGTGTCTCTGAACGTCGCTCACAGCTCACCTCCGCGTTGTCAGCTCGTGAGGATGCTGGCCAGTTCGTCCAGCTTCGGGGCGTCCCCGCCACCGCTGGCGCTCTCGTGCAGGGCCGTGCGCCCGGCTGACCGGGGCGTAGCCTTTGCAGAGCCCACCAGCTTGGCCCGATCCTCGATCAGGGCCTTCATGGCGTCCTCGTCCTTGCAGTCACAGAGCTGTGACAGGAACAGGCCCGTCACGGCCTCCTTCGGCAGCTCGGACGCCCCCACGAGCTCCTGCGCCTTCGCCTTCTTCGCGGCGACGGCTGCCTGAGCTTCGTGGGCGTCGATCTTCTGCTGCGCCTCCTTGAGGCTCTCCGTGAGCTGCGTGACCTTCGCCTCGGCATCCTGCAGGCTCCGGGTTGTCTCGTCCGCATCCCTACGGCTCTCGACGATCTGCGAGACGAGGTCCGGACACTCGGCCAGAAGCTGTTCGGCAGTCAGGTCCTTCAGCTCCACGTCACCACCTCCTGTGTGGTCCCCATCGTCGGCGCTCTCGTGGAGGCCATGAACAGTGCCGGGCCGGGAGACCAAATCAACCCGATGCACGTCCGCGATCTTCGTGACACGAGTTCCCCCACCCCGCTGACGCTCCTCCTTCCCCAACATCCGGGGGCTGGAGCCGCAGGCAGAGGGCATTGACTCGCACAGATCGAAGAACCAGTCCGCGTGTCTTGAGTTAGGTCGCACGTCGCCCCTTATCTGCCCCTTCTCGCGTACAAACCGAGCCGCCTCCACGATCCCGATGAGATCGAAGGGAGACGGCTTGCGCTTCCAGTCTTCGTGCGTGTCCCGGTCGCCATAGAAGGGCTTCCCCGTGAACAGGGCGGCTGCCTCCTCCATCGCGGCGAGGGAGTAGGAACGCTTGCGAGAAGGGCTCTCGCACCCGAGTAGGGGGATGTTGCGAACGACACCCGCGTCACGGTCGACTTCCATGCCGGTCAGGCCGGTAGACTCATGGAGGACCGTGAAGCCGTTCTCAGTCCGTCTCTCGGGCATCTGGGAACCACAGATGTAGTAGGGCTAGTGCATCAACCCTACAAACGGAGACGGCCAGAAAAGTGTCCCTGAGCCCCTCAGGAGGGGAGAGAGCTCAGGAGCGCATTTCGGCCCACAGATAGGGGCCGATGTAGTAACGGGGGAGAGCCTCCAGAAAGGCTCTGCCGTCACGGGGCTTGAGGGGCTTCTCAGGGTGCGGAGCCATCTTGGGCATGATGCCCTCAGACTCCCACTGCTCCTCAAACAGCTCGATCTCACCCACCTTCGCGCCTTCAAGGGGCAGGAGGGTCACAACACCGTCCATCAGGCTGACAGCGCAGACCTCGCCGCGCCCGTGATGCTTGAGGATCACTTCGATCATGTAGGGGGTCCCCAATGCTCCTGTTCCTGCTTCGCCTTACACTTCTCCCAAACGCTGTAGCACGAACCTTCTACCGTCTCATCCGAGGACATCGCGTCATAGAGCCACTCAGCCCGCTCCCGCGCCCGGTCCACGCTCATCTGGCTGAGCCCATGAACAGACCGAAGCCCAGACCAGTAGTCGTCGTCCGACAGGAGCTGCTGGACAGCCGCCCTCTCAGCCCGTGTGAAGTGAGTCTGCGTCGAGTAGCTCGACTTCCAAGCGTGGAACCAGTCATACTTCTCGGTCCAGTGCTCGGGCATGAAGGACCCCCCGTGGTCGATCCCCCATATCCTGCCGTCAGCGTCCAGCCTCCAGTTCTCGTTGTTCCTGTCCTGATTGCCGATGATGACATCAAGGATGATGAGCCGTCGATGCTGGGCTCTCTGAGCTCGTGACCACGGTAGGCTGTCATCCTGAGAGCTGAAGGTGCCATGCTGCCCCAGCCAGTCCTTGCCCTCCAGACTGTCCTCCACCCACTGCATCACGGAGGCCTTGCCGCTGTAGGGGATGCCCTGAACGTCGGTGATGTCCCGGATCACGGTCGCGGGGACCGGGTTGTCCCCACCCCAGAGCCGCTTCCCCGTGTCATAGACCGCACTCTCAGCCTCCATGAGACCGTACTGTAGGCCCTCCTGAGGCTTTATGACGGCGTGGTAGCCGTTCGGCCCCTTGACCTCGTAGGTCGGGTTGATCCCGCCACCCAGCTCCTGTGCTGAGCTCACGGAGCCATGGCCCATCTTGCGCTCGGCCACCTGAGCCAGCTCCTCGGGGGACGGACCGCCCATCGTGGGCTCCAGCGTCTCGGGCTGTGTGGGGACCGGAGGCTGAGCTCCTGCCGGGCCTTTGGCCTGAGGCTTGATCGTAGGAGCCCCCTCAGGGCCTTTCGCAAGCACCTCCCCCATCGGGGGGATCCACCACTGCTGCTTGGGGTCCAGAGGCTTGAAGCCCGGCTCGAACAGCTTCGTCGTCCGCACGAAGCCGGTCTTGTGGTCGACCACCTCATAGGCCCCATCCTTCAGGTGCCCGACGATGGTGGCCGTCCTCCACTCAGCGTTGACCTTGATCCGGATCGTCTTGCCGTAGAGGGCGTCATACCCTTCGGCCTGTGCCCATTCAGCGTAGGCCTGAGAGGTGTCCGGCATCAGAGCCCAATGGGAAGTCGGCTGCTGGAGGGGGATGCCGATGTCGGGCACCTTGTTGCCCACCACAGGAGCCCAGAGGTCGGAGTGCCGGTAGAACATGTGGTAGCGACCGTTCTGGTCCCTGACCCACATACGGTCCCCTTCCATCCGGGTCACAGCGCCTTTGATGTAGACGTGCTTCTTCTCCTTCGGATCGTAGGCCAGCCCGTAGACATCCTTGCCGTAGTAGCCCGCCGTGACATCCTGCTGATACTGGAAGGCCCACGTCTCGGCGACCTTATACTGCTCCTGCGTGATGATCCCCGGAGCTCCGGGATGGTCCGGCCTCAGCGTCTTCGCGGGCTCCTCATCGGGCAGCGGCTCGATGAAGTCCGAGAGGGCGTCCTCGCCCGGTCCCGACATCGCCACGTCGAGAGCGGCCTCCCCCTCCTCTCCAAGCTGATTGAGCGTCAGGAGCTTACGAGGGTCCTTGCTGTTGACGAATCGGTGCAGGGGGACCCCGGTCTTCCACAGGTTGTAGCGAGAACGCCCGAGGATGGCCAGAGCGAAGCCAGCATGGCGGGCGTCCATCCGGCCCATCCACGCCTCGAAGGTCAAGTCACCCTCGACCGTCCCGCCCGTTGCGGCCTGAGCCGACAGGAGCGGAGTCCCCTCGAACTCCCCTCCCGGCCCGAGGAACGCAGGGATCGGGACCTCGGTGCATCGGCAGTTCGGATGCACCGGCTTGTAGGGCATCTCACTGACTAGACGCTTCGCCACCCGGCATCACCCTCTTGCTCTTGGGGATCAGCCTCCCCGTCTTCAGATCGTAGCAGGGGGGCTTCCCCTTCATCAGCATGATCCTGTTCGCAGCCTTCATCTGCTCCCGCGTCCTCGGCCCAAGCTGACCCGTCGAGGCCTCGATGATCGCCTGCCCCGGAGTCATCCCGGCAAACCTGTCTCTCTCGCGCCTTCTGGCCACTCTCTCGGCCTCCACCAAGCCCCAGAGCTCATCGAGCTCCTCCTCGGTCGCTACGTGAGCATAGACCTCCGTGATGCCCCAATACATCTCCTCAAGGTCCGGATTCTTGTCGGGGTCCTGCGGGTCCCAAGGCCCCATGAGCCCCTCATCGTAGTCGTCAGGGGGCTCGTCGCCCCACGCCGCATCGTAGTTGTAGTCGGCCTCGACACGCCCCTCGTCGATACTGTCGATGATGATCTTCGTGCCCTTGGGCAGGATCATCTCGTCCTCATCGTAGGCGCTGTAGGCACTGATGTCGAAGCCATGGATCGGGTTGCCGTCACCCCCCTCAAGGTGAAAGATCACGCCCTGAGGCTGGCTGTAAGCATGACCACCCAGGGAGCCCCCAGCAGACAGCTCAGCGATCTCACCCTGCCCAGAGAAGCCCTCCATGCCCCCCATCTCGAATCGCCCGTTGTGCTGCGACAGAGCCCGCCTGAAGGGCCTGAGGAAGTCCTCCTTGGCGTCCTCAGGTCCATCACCCCCGAAGTTGTAGCCCCTGTGGATCTCGTCCAGACGGAGCCTCGTCGCCTGACCGAGCTGCTGCATGATCTCCCGGCCCTGAGTCAGCGTCGGTGTCCCGCCTCCCCGCACAGCAGAGGGGCCACCTCCAGCCCACCTCTGGAGAGACTCAGAGATGGCCTGCCGGTCCTCGCCCGAGAGCCCCGCGTCCTGCAGCCGGTTCATCAGGTTCCTGAAGTTGGCCTGCGAGTTCTCCTGCGAGATGGCGTTCGGGATGCCCTGAGAGTCCTTCTGGTCGTGAGGCAGGTCACGCCATGCCTCAGGCCACGAGTAGTCGTCGTCCCGGTAGAACCCCCGTGGCCCCACATGAGCTGCATGGGCCTCCTGCAGCGCCCTGAGCTCAGCGGGGTTGAGAGGCCCCTGCGACGGATCGCCGTAGATACGCTGTGCCAGTGGCTGAGGAGCCTTGGGACCGGCCTTGAACCGCTCGGGGTAATACCACTCCGTCTTGTCGAGATCGGCACACTGGATGCAGGTCTTCGTGTCGAAGGTCGCCAGCCACTGCAGACCGATCACGTCACCCGCCTCAGCCGCCGCGTCGAACTGCTCCCGTGTGATGGCATTCTGAATCCGGGCCATCTCGGTGTTGGCCACAATGGCTGCCTTGTGCTTCAGGGAGGCGGGGAGGGCATCCCTGAGCCTGCTAATGGTCCTCGCCCGCCCGGCTCCCTCCGTGAGCCCACCAAGAATGATCGACCGGACGAAGGGCTTCTGGTCGATAGCCCAGCCGTCCGTGAAGTAGTTGAGACGGTCCGACCAGCTCTGACCGTCCCACGGAGCCGGGTTGTCGAGAATCCGGCTCACGTCCTCGTGCTTGTAGGCACTGTAGAGCCCCACCTTCTGCGCGTGGAGCTCAAAAGGGTCATACTCATCACCCGGCCAGTCCTCACGGCTCCACTCGACGAGCTGGCCCCCGATACTGACCGATCCGTAGCCCGGCTCGTCAGCCTTGGCCTCCTGAAGCTGGAACCTCTCCAGATCGAGGTCGCTGAGCTCAGGAGCACAGTATTCGCCGATGAAGAACCGCCAGAAGCGGCTCTCATGGGTAATCTGCTGGCGCAGGAACCATGTGAAGGCCCTATGGACACGTCGAGCGTATAGCGGCACGAGATCGTCCACGATCCGGTCCGTGAGCTCATCAGCCAGCAGGTTGGGGTCTACGCCGGTCTCCCCCGCGTGACTGGATGCCCACTCACGGGCCTCCTCATCATCAACGTCCCGGTTCCACGGGTAGCCCCTGAGCACAGTGGGTCTCAGGGCGTTCCTCGTCATCTTCTGGGCCATCTGGCCCATCTGCCCGACGAAGTTGCGCCCCTGCCGGTCGAGGAAGACCATGTGGGCGAACCACAGGTCCGTCATCTCCTGCAGGAGCTCACGGACTACCCGTTGGCGCTCCTTGCTCATGCAGCAGCCGCCGTGCCCTGAGCCACCTTGCCGTCACTGCCTCCCGTCGCCGACTTGCTGCTCCCATCACCTCCCCCCGCGTTGTGGGGGTAGATGGCTCCGGGAATCTCGTCCTGCTCGGGGTTGCGCTGGACCCGCTCACGCTCCTCGATGGGATCAAGGCCGTCCTGCTCCTGCCACGTCTCGACGCTGAGAACGCCGTGGGCCAGCTTGATCTCGTTGCCACGGGCCTCGTCGAGCTGACGACGAGCGACGACGCGGGGTCCCTTGAAGCTGAGGAGCACGTCGTTGGCGTCCTCGGGGAGCTTGCCGATCTTGATCCTGTGCTGCAGCCAACGGGTGGCGACGGGAGCCCAGAAGTCGCTGGCGTCCCCCTGCCAGAGCTGGAACTCCATGACCGAGGAGCCCTCAGCCACCATGATCGAGCTGTAGTTGACCTCGGACACGTCCCCGGTGACGTGGTGCTCACCGATGGACGCCCCGGCTGCGATCTGCAAGAGGACGGCCCGCCCGTCGTGCTGCACGTCCTGAGCCTGCACATTGGGGGCCTCGAAGCGGTAGTTGACGCCCCTCGACGTGTCGAGGATCGAGCCCGGCCTGAAGGTCTCGGCCTGCACGGTCTCGTTGTTCTGGTCCGTCACGTCCTTGAACTTCATGCTCGACCGCAGGGTGCGGATCGAGGTCGGACTCGCGGACTCGAACTCACGGACGAGGACAATAGCCGCTCTCGCCTTGTTTAGGGCCATCCTGTAGGTCAGCCACTGGTCGTAGCGTTTGATTGGGGTGCAGAGAATCCAGAGCAGCGGGAGGCCCCGGATCAGCGTGTCATCGACCTCACACTTCCAGAACTGCACGTCCTCGGCTGGGATGTAGTCGGTCTTCTGATCCGGCGTCCACGCAAAGCGGGTGATCTTGACCACGTCATCGTCTTCGGTCTCGATCCCCTGCGTAAACTTGCTGTCGCCCGCCGAGTCCCTGATGTGCTCGGGCTCAAGGAAGCGGTAGTTGAACTCCCCGCCGCTGTCGAAGATACGGAGGAACACCTCACCGTCTCTCGCGGCCCTCCGGATGCTCTCCTGCTCGTTGCGCCTCTGCTTCATCCTGACGCTGTCGACGGCCCACTGACGCCTGATCTCGCGGATCAGATCGTCATCCTCGCACTGGCTAACGACGAGCTGGAGCCCACGAGGCCCCACCGTATACTTCTGCAGGGTCCTGATGACGGCCCGCCCCGTGGGAGCCTCAGCCAGCGCACGGGTCTCACCCCTGACCTCGTCCAGCGAGGAGGCGTCTCGCTCCCTCGCCGTGGCTGCCTTGCCCAGAGGGACCCAATCAGCATCCTCCTCGGCAGTCACCTGAGCGATGCTCTTGGCCTCCTGAAGCTGGGTGAGGGCCAACTGGAGCTGCTCGATCTCGACGGCGGCTCGGGCCTCGAAAAGGCGATCCTCGGCCACTTCCCTCTTGGTCCGTCTACGTCTCACTGTCTTGGCCATCACCTTCTCCCCTCAAGGCCATGAACGGTTGCGCGATGCTGATGACGAGCTCACGGGTGATCCTGAGCTCCCGGCTGAGCTCCTCGATGGACCGAGCCAGCCTCTCCTGTCCGGCTGGGAGCTCAGGAGCATACGGCAGGGGTGCTGGAAGCCCTCCTGCCACACCGTCACGGGCCTGACTGAGACACCTGTCGCAGCCCACGATCCCGTGAACGGTGTCATAGAGCAGGACGGCCTGTCGCCCGCAGTCGGGGCAGGTGCCGTCCTGAGCGATCACTTTGATGGTCTTGTCGGCCATTACCAGCCCCTCAGGAAGTTGCTGAAGCCCGGTGTGACGGGCATCTCGGTCGCCAGCAGGTGACCGGCCATCTCCTCAGCGGTCGTCGCGTAGATGGTCGCCTCGGCCCTGTCGGGGCTCCTCCTGCCGTCCTTCTTCATCACCCTCTTGCTCTCAATCCTCAGGCGGTCCTTGCCATCCTGCTCATACTTGCGGCCCGCAAGCTGATTGATGAGGACCCTGTCGTCCGGGATGCAGATGAGCTGGTCCCTGAACAGGTCCCTCATCGTGAACCACGCCTCCGTGATCCAGTTGGCGTAGCGGGTGTTGTGGGGAGCTCTCGCCTGATGATTGATGGCGATGGGCTCCCAGCCGTGATCGGCCAGATAGTCCGTCACAGCGCCCCCGATCCCGGTGTCGTCGACGAGGACCCTCTGAGGGAACATGTTCCAGTCCTGCAGGTTCCTGTGGACCTTCTGGGAGCTCCACGTCAGGGGCTTGCGGTCCCACGTCTCGATGGCCCGGACCCAGCCGCCCTGAGCGAAGACCTGACAGCTCTCATCCTGCCCGTAGCGGGCGATGTCGACGCCCGAGTAGAGGTTGAGCTTCTTGGAGAGCTCCTTGGCCCTCTCGGCGATCTCGGTGCCCTCAATGCACGGCAGGATCGAGCTGAGCGAGATGACGGTGTCCTCGCCCTCATGGGGAAACTCGGCGAGGTCCATCGACCAGAACAGCGGCCCGTCTTCCCCGAGCTCCTCCAGATCGGCCTGAATCTCGTCCATGCCGATCATCTGGCTCTCGTAGGCCGAAATCTTGAACTCCGTCCACAGGGAGCTCTGCGTGGCGTCGTAGTAGGCTCCGAAGGGGCTGGCGGGCGTGGAGGCCACGATCCACCACAGCTTCACGTCGAAGACGCCCCTGCCCCGGAGGATTCGACGAGCCGCGTCCCAGATGTCGGACTTCACGGCCTTGGCCTCGTCGAAGATGACGAGGACATACTTCGAGTGGATGCCCTCGAAGGTGTGCTCCTTAGAGGCCGTCCGACCGATGGCATACCACTTGTCCGAGACGTTGATCCCCGTCTTCTGGAGGTCCTTCGGCGTCCAGACCACGTCCTCGGGGTCCAGCACCTTCGCGGCCCAGAACGGTATCTCACGCCAGAGCTGGTCCCTGATCTGGCTCCATGTGCCCGCCGTGGTGACGACGGCCCCGTCCGGGTAGTTGTCGAGGAACCACAGGACGAGGATCGCCAGCAGCGCCGTCTTCCCGGCCCCATTCGGGAACCGGAGGATGTAGCGCCCCGGCTCAGAGACCATCTGGAGGGCCTCGTCCTGATAGCTCCTCCCCGCGTCCAGCGTCAGCCGCCCCGCAGCCATCTGAGCCCGAGCCCACATGTGCTCGTTCGGATGCTCCTCCAGCCACTGCTCCAGCTCAGCCCGGCCCCGATACTTGATCCCCTCAAACCCCAGCTTATGCAGAGCCCACCTGTCCGGGTTCGCCCGGTAGAACAGGGTCCGGCCCGCTTCTCTGCTCAGCTCAGTCAAAGCCTTAGCCTCCCGCGTTCAGGCCCTTCCCCCCTATAACCCCCCTTCCCCCACACCCCCCTAAGGGGGTGTGTGGTGGGGGATAAGGGGTCAGAGATATGAGAGATGAGGACGAGGGGGCTAAGCACTTGGCATCGACTGCGGGGGTCAGGGCAGTCGTGTGGGAGGAGCACTCAGCCCCCGGAGTGTCTAAGGCTTTGGCATCGGGCACGGAGACGCCCCGCATTTGGTGACCTGTGAGGGAGTGAGGTCGCTCGGGGCCTCCTGCCCCTCCTGAGCTTCTGGGGAGGTCCCGGCGTTCGTTGAGATGGCTTCTGCCCCGGAGCTCATGGAGCCTAAGCCTCTCTGGCTGTGCCATACTACATGTGTTGATAGCACCAGCCACAATGCTGTGTGCTACACTGAGAGGCTCTCTCGTGGCCATGTGTGGCATTAGGCTACGTCCGATAACAGGTGTAATGTTAGGTGCCTGAGATACGCCTCTGTGCTGTGGGCTCCTGAGCGTCCTCTACTACAGTGGCCTCAGCCTCCACAGTATTGGCCCTCAGCCACTCCTCTATCTCCCTGTCTTCTGCTCGGCGTCCTTCCTGAGGGCCTATACCGAGGTCCATCTTATGCACGATCTCCCCGAGGTTGTCTATAACCCTAGCCAAACGCTCCCCGGCTTGTATGAGCTCAGCATCCGACATCTTGCCGTCGAAGCCTGTCAGGGCCTTGGGCGCGATCATGGTATGGCCGCATTCGCTACATACGATCCCATGCTCAGAGGCCTCCAGACGGCCTCTAATACGGTTCAGAGTGCGTTCTAGGACGTTCCAAGCCAGTCGGATTGCGCGTAGGCGAGAAACGGTTCTTGCGTTCCCCGTCAGACTTTCCTCCTCACGCATCTGCTCAAACCACTGGCTCACCGTCGTTGTGGGCACCCCGAACTTCCTACTCGCAGAGCTCAAGGACCCCGTTTTCATCACATGGGCTAAGGCTTTCTCCCTCGTTTCCTCTGACCACCTCGTTCCCTGCAGGCCTTTCTCCTCACGTTCCTTGGCTTCCTGCAAGTCCTTCCCTACTCTACCCTTGCGTTTAGCTCTCCTGAGAGCCGTCTTGTCAGGATGCCTATCTGACTTGCCCTCGTAGAGCTTCCTGCGGCCTTCCCAGCTCGATTTTGCCAAAGGCTTGTCCCTGTCTAAGGCTTATACTGAGGGCGGGCCTCTCTCAGCCGCCTCCCCAACATGTCGAGTGTCACTCTCCCTACGACGATCTGGAGCTCCGTTATCCGGGCTCTCACCCAGCGGAGGCCCAGCTCGAATCGCCGAGTGTCAGCCGTCAGTTCCAGCGTCCTCTGCAGGCCCCTCACCGTAGGCCTCCCTGTGGCTGCGGGCCATGCACTCCATGACGGCGATCAGGGCCTTCTCGTCAGCGGCCAGTCTGATCCTCATGGCCTCGATCAGGCCGATCATCCTCTCACGGGGATCGGCGATCTCCCTCGCTGTGTCGAGGGCCTCCCCTGCCTCCTTGAGCCCCTTCAGGAGCTCCGTCTGTGCGGCTTCGATCTCCGGACAGTGCATCTCAGCTCCTCCTCGTCCTTGGCCTGAAGTAGGCCGTGCAGAAC